TGCGGCATACACACCCCGGTAAGCATATGCCACGATCTGGCTTTCTACTAAGCGAGAAAGGTCACCAGAAGTAGCTTCAACCCGCAGATCCTGCTTAACAAGCTCTTTGAAACCACGTTTCGGGCGAATTAAGTAAGCTTTGCCCGGGGTTACGCCTTTGTAAGAATAACTCTTCTTGCCAACTACCGTCTCCCAACCATCGTAGTAAATCACAGACTGGATACCAGTTACTGCCGGATATACAGTTCCCTCAATCTGATGGCCACCCTTTAGCGCCATCTCAATCAGGTGTTGGTCAGCGCTCGAAGCCAAGAGGACTGTTCCCGGCCTTTTCGCTGTAGCAGCATCGGCAACGGCTTTGACCAGAGTCTTATACACCCTCACCCAGGTCGGATCTGTTGTTTCACCCTGGTAAGCCGTCTGGTTTGCAGACTGATAACTAAAGCTCAGTATCGGATATAAGTGAATATGGTTCAGCAACGCATTATAGGCTTCACCAATACCCCGGTTCAGAATTTCTACGGAGAAGGCCTCGTTGAAGTCCTTCATCTCCTTGGTGTACTCAAATCCGGCAGNATAAGTAAGGATTCTAGCANTAGGNCCCTGCTCAGCCTGCAAACGGCCAAACTTAACCTCTTCGCCTTCGATGTGNTCNGTAAANACNACNGTNCCGGTAAGCGCCCATTTNGCATCNANTACCCTTGGCAGGTTAGCATCCTGGATCTTCTCATAAATGGGCTGGTAAAGCAGCTGCACCTGTTCCCGACCAAGTTCTACGTCCAGGACAACTTTGCGGAGCAGGTCTTTGAACTGCTCCACGGATCCGGATGTTAGCATTTCCCCAACAGGCTTGGTAAGCTCAAGAGTTTCCATTTCGCCATTGATAATTTTCTTTTCAACATCGTAAACTTTCCCGTCAACTGCGAAAGGAATTTTTTGGGTGTAAGTTCCCTGACGGCGTTCTGCTTTTAAGGCGTCTTGNCTGTAAACTTTGTACATCTATTCATGCACCTCCATCAAAATCTTAAATCTTTAAACAACAACCTGCGGACCAAGGATGAAGCAAATCACTCCGTTGGAATCTTTAGCCTGAGTTACTCGGCCCGCTAACCGATTTCCGGTAGAAGTTTCAGTAAATCTGTTGTTATCTGCATCCCAATAAATTAAAGTACCTTTAGCGAAATTTTGATTGGTATCAATTTGGTTGGTATCATATTCCGCTTGCTCAATATTGAGAACAACTTCAGCGGTTTGTCCGGGGGCGGTTTGTACCGACTGGAAGGCTACGCCAAGGAAACCGTCCAGCAAGTAAAATTTCCCAGCTTCAATAGTGGTGTTCACGGGAACGGTCACCCTTACACTTTTACCATCGCTAACCTTTGCGGTATTGACATTAAACACAGTAGAAGAAACAGGTTGACCTACATAAGCCATAATTCAACACCTCCAATTAAATTATATAGTTTGGCGTTTTACACGTAAAGCAGAAGAAGTCCCGCCATTATCGCTGGTATTGTTGATGAAAGGCGGTTTGTCGATGTGGAATTTGCTGATTGTATTCTTGACCACTTCATCGGCCAGGAGATTGTCAATCTCTCCAGCGATGACTTCCTTGGTCAGTTCGCCTTCGGGGAGCTGAAGCATCTTCTTGATCAATGCTTGAGCCATTTCGCCGGCTACTTTTTCCTTGATGGTTTCTTCGATGAGTTTTTCCCTAGCGGCTTTAATGGATTCGTCAAGAGTTTTCTTTGCATCTTGAGCAACCTTGACAACGTCCATCTCACCAGTAACTCCCAAGACCTCTTTCACCTTGCCNAAGGTCTCCACGGCGCTGGTAACTTCTTGGAGCCANTTGGCGTCAATCTCTTNGGCTACCTCTTGAGCCTCCCAGCCCATTTCACCTACGATTTGGCCAACTGTGACTTCTTTGTTGGCCAGCATCTCCTTTAACTTCTCCACATATTCTTTCCAGCTCATTTGTCCACCTCCATCATTTAGAATTTCGTCCATCTCGCCGATAGCAACTACCGATGTGGGCATACCTGCTCGATTCAACGGCGTCCAGTCAATGGAAAGCGGTCTATAGTCTACTACATGGGTTTCGCCGTTGATTTTCTGGAGCTTCGGTACACCAAAAATGCTGACTTGGCGAATGGCTTTCGCTTTAATCCAACGCTTGAGGTCGGATGCCGCTTTGTCAATCACGCCGCGGAAATACGCTTTCCCGTCTTTCCAAAGCGCTCCCACCCAGTGAGTGACCGGGGTAGGGAATTCATAATCAATGTTTTCGGGTTTTTGATGTCCGAGGAATCCGGGAAGTCCTTGATTCATTACTTCACCGACAATAGCTTTCAAGGCTTCNGGTGTATAATTCCAACCTCGCCTCGATTTACCCGCCGGGATTTCTACCACGACCTCCATTGGTTCAGCGTCTCCCGCTTTCAATGTATCCAAGTCCGCCCAAGGAGCTAGTGGAACATCCTCGACACGCATTTCACCGGAGATAACAGCCTGAACGGAAGAGATTTCCCCCACGACTTCCCTTAAGGATTCCGGTGGCTCAAGTTCAAGTTCCCGGTAGTGTCTTAGCAAATGCCTTGCCGCCTGCCGTTTCTGCTGTGGTGTCAGGTTCGGTTCGCTTCGGGCTCCGGCAAGGGCAGCAGCTGCAGCAACAAGTCCGGCACGGTTGAGGACAATTCGTCCATCGTCCCGGATTTCATGGTGAGGACCCCAGCAATCGTCCTGAGCAAGGTCTTCATTGACGGGAGCTTTAACCACTGCGTAAACCTCACGTACAGCCGCCGCTATGCCTTCTGCGCCTTCTTCAATACCTTGTTTTAGCAGCCTCCAAATGCGAGATTTGTCTACACTTCCCCAATCGGCAGTGNTGACAGTGTCTGTTATCGTAAACTTGTCTGGCACTCTTCTCACCCCCTTTCAAGGGCATAAGAAAAGCGCCTTGGCTTTCGCCTCAGCGCTTGTTAACGTATTGTCCAGTTTTAAGATCCCGCACCACCAGCTTTTGGTGTATCGAGTGTACCTCAATCCTTTTTGCCGGTGGATTTTGTTTTATCTGTACCTGGTTTTGATTTCATCGTTGAGATGCTGGATAATNTCCTTATACAAGAAATGACCTCCTTTGGCTTGTCGGTTTCTTGTGCCTGCTTCGCTTTCCCCGTCAAGCGATGGTGTTCGATAATAACGGATAACTTTACCTTCTGTATTTTTGCTTCCATTGTTTTTTTAACAATTCTATTTCTCTCTCAGCCCGCAAAATCATGGACCGCTCCTCAATCCCTAAATCCGTGAACTTTTCCGCCTTTTCTACNGCATGAATAAATCGTTCTCTTTCTTCAATCGTCAGTCCTAGCATTGACGGAGCGCTCATAACCTTTCCAAGCCTTCTACTCAATTCAGGAAGCAAAGTTATACCCTCTTTCTTTATTATTTTTGAACAAAAACCTTTCCTCTATTTAACACCAACATAAACCTTGAAGAAGGGATGTCTATTGCATCATACCCTTTATACAATGCATATCTTCCTAGATCCGCAAGAACCCGTCGGTATTTCTCCATTTCTTCCCACTTTTTAGCAGCCTCCTTTAAAAACTCCTCAGCTTGATCATCATCTCCAGTCTCATTGTAAATTCTATCGGCCTCTCTCCATGCTTTTCTTCGTAGGGCCCGTTCTTCCTCCTGCAGAGCTGTAAACTCTAACTTCTGCATCTCTATAAGGGCATCAAACGATGTTATTTTTGCATATTTTTTTAAGGCCATACGCAATATATTTTATTCCACCCCATCTGCAAATTGTTTGGCAACTTCCATTCTATCCTCCCCATATGCCGTATATGTTCCATTTCCATAGATCCCTTTTCCTGCAAAATATTCTCCAGTCTTAAATTGCTCTATATAGGCTTCAGCTTTTCCTTCACGCCCTGCAATACCACGGAGAAGCTCTCTATTTCCTTCTTGAATGTAAGCGTCCATCTCTTCCTTACTCAATAATGTGGGCTTCTTATCGAACCCGACCTCCTTCGCCATATCCCGCAAAATAATATCCCCATGAACACCCACACTCTGAGATAAATAATCAGGATCACGCATTGCCCTTTCCAAAGTTTTCTTTGGTACAGATGGAAAAGACGGCGTTGTTTCTNCTGCTTCAAGTTCAGTCTCCAGTTCCTCAATCTCTTTGTCCAGGTCAATATACAGCCCATAAGCATGCCGGCAGTTAGGGTGGAAAAGTCCGGCTGCCNTCGCTTCTTCCAGCGTCGGGTATCCTTCTGTTTTCCCCGTGATGCTCAGTATCTTACCCTGCCACGGCTGGCATAGTTCGCACGCTCCCNGGTGAGTGCTTACTTTCACCAAATCATGCCCCTGCTCTACCAGCCGGTTGGCTGTACCTTGCAGGTGGGCTTCCATTGTAGTGGTCCGGGCGACCATCTCTGCATACCTACTCATATTCCACATGCGACCGGAGCGGTCCCTGAACCCGGTTACGCCGCGCTCTGCAAGCTGCTCTCTAAACCTTCGGGCCGTCTGCTTCCACGTATCGTAGCCCACTACTGCTCCTCTGACGTTTTCCAACGCAAGCTCCCGGTATATATCGTTCACTTGCCGGCCGATTACCTGTGCAACATCCTCAAGCCTTTGAAATGCGTTCTCGGCCAGCACCTGCGCCGCCTGCTGGTGTATCGCTCCGAAGGCTGCAGATGTCGAAATGCCGGCATCTTTCAGCATTGCATCGGCATGATGTAGCCCCTGCGAATAAACTCTTGGAATTGCTTCAGTACACCAAGTTTTATTTCCCTCTCGGAGCTGCTGCAGGATGGCTTCAATGTTCTTTTTCATCTGCTCCAGGTATTCTGTTTTATTGCCCCGAAGTAGCGCCCGGTTCAGCCGATCAAGTATTTCACGCTCGGCCTGTTCGTAGAATTTAACAAGCCGGTTTATCTCGGCATCGCTGAACCTCCTGACATCTGCCATTATTCTTCACCTNCGCCCTTTGGTAGTTCTCTGCATCTTTATCTAAAAATATGTTCCANCAATCTCTTGTAGCCCTCGCGCACAGCAAGCTCTTTATCATAGATCCATTCTTCCTGCGTTAGCTTTCGTGCATCTTTTATCTCGGGATATTCGGCCAG